CAGTCAATTTTATTCCTCCTGGCATATTAGGACCCATTCCAGGTTTCCATTTTCCTAACGGTAGATGTAACCAACTACCGCAAAACCCTTGTGCATTATTGGCATAGTAGTCCCCATAAAATTGAGGGAATACAAAGCTGTTCTTGGTTGCTCCTCTCAGATATTTGTGTTCAGGGTATTTCTTCTTATCAAAGTCATCAATACAGAATATCTGTGCAGCCATATCTCCATGCATATCAGAATGTGGATCCTGTAAATATTTCATCATTGTCGGGTCTTTATGATAACATGCAGCAATAGAAACTTCCAAACCGGAAAAATCGACCTCAATTAATTGATGTCCTTTTCTGGGAAAGATGGCTTTACGACAGATATTCATAGCCTCCTTATCTCGTTTAGGAATGTTTTGGAAGTTAGGATCTGAACTACTGGATCTATACGTTCTTACCGTATGTAGATTGAAGAAAGGATGTAACCAACCGTTAACTTGTTCCCGAACAAATGCATCAAGGTAAGTATCCCGAACTTTTCTCAGCTTTCTAATTTGTAGTATATCTTTCAATTCAGGTAAGTTGATTTGAGACAATGCATCTTCATCAGTTGCTCCTGCACCTGATTTGGTTAGTTTTGGGGGCTCAATGTTCATAGCACCGTACAGAACTTTTCCAAGTTGATGATTGGAATCCAGATTAAATGAAAGTCCTGTCATTTGTTTCCATAATTTCACCAAATCTGTTTTGCCCAGATTATTTTCAATCCGGGCAATTTTTCTGGTAAGATGTGCTTTCTTTCTTTCACAGTATTCTACATCAATTCGCATACCCGCTTGTTCAGCCCTTGCCAAAGCAAGTGCACCATCATGCATCAATTTATATGCATCAAATCTGGTTGGGTGGACTTTCATATTTTTATACCTCAAATGTTGAGAATTTATTAGGAAAAATTCAAAAAGGAGAATAACCTATGCGCTCCATCTGAATCAATCCAAGTTGATGCTCATAAAGAGTATCAAGAGCACAGTAAGTCATCAACTCCTTCCCACCATCTTTTTCAACCAGTTCAAATATTCGATTAATCGAATTAGCACTCTTTAGATCTTCTCCAGGAGCTCTACCTGTCAAAAACGGGTTGATATGACTATCATAATCCGCTACCCCTAATTGGACATATACCTGGAACTTCAAACCTGTTACTCCTGGCCTATTGTCTAATACATGAGCAGCTTGCATTGTATCCCACACCCAAGGTTTGGTTTCTACCCCTAATTTGATCAGAGACCACACATGCTCAAATTTCATATTCGCAGCAGCTTTTCCAATTACAGGTGAGGTAAGAATATTACTCAGAGCTCGTTTCTGGATTTTGGATTTAGGCCCCATGAAAACATATGCTTTATGCGGATCTGGAGAAAGTGCAGTACAAACTATCCGATGTCCTCTTGCATGAGGTTTAATTCCTGTAGTTTCATAATCTATAAAAACAAGCCTTTCAGAATATTTTACAGTGAATAATTCCAACAAAGGTTTGATATCATGTGCTTCTACAATTTCTATATTCTGTATATCATCTTGGAAATCTGGGAATTTTCTATCCAAGCATTGTAAAGCATTTTCAATATCTTTTTCCCAGATAGTTTCAACTTCTTGTTGATCTTTGGAACGTTCCATAAAACTGGGATGGAATACGGGGCAAACCCATGCGTGTAAATCTCTATCCGGAATTTGCCAACCTCTCCACTTATTGATACTTCCTAAGTTTTTTTTCCATCGATCTCCAATTACAGATAAAACAGCAGCATTTCCAAAAAGGACAATCACATGTGGTTTAAATTCTTCAATTGCTTTTTTAACGGTGTGACGACAACAAGCTATCTCATAATTAGTTGGGGTTCGATTTTTAGCTGGTCGACAATTTACGGCGTTGATATTAATACAGTCTTCAAACAAATCAATTCCGAAGCGGCGATACAGACGCTGTAGATTCCTTCCTACTTTGCCTTGCCAATGTCGACCTTTTCGATCCTCTGTTTCCCCCGGCGCTTCCCCAATATTCAAGATTCGTTTCTTCCCTTTTCCAAATGCTTTCATTTTCGGATTCAAACAATTCCGATACAATCCACAGGAAGCGCAGGAATAAACTTTTCCATCTGGTCTGGATTTGCTTTTGGTTTGCTCAAACTCAAAGAATCCCATTATTAATCCTCTGATTCAATTTCTTCAGGAATCAAACCGATAACATGCATCCAACCTTCTTGAGAATCCTCACCGAACTTAATCTTATTCCCACCAATCCAACAGGATTTGGTCTTATCCAACATCTCAATTAGGAAAGTAGGATTAATGGGGAATTTAATTGTCTTCCCTTTATATCGCACAGGTAATTCTTCTTTAAACCAACCCACAGTATTTTTAGCTTCAATCAAGATTTTTTTATTTTTCAAAGTCAGAGATATCATAGTATCTGAATCAAACTGAGCTTTGGCGAAAACAGACGCCCGATCCAATACTTCAGGCAGGAGTTTAGGAAAGATTACTTCTACAGAATCTTCTACCAATTCTCGAATAGGCATTGTATTAGGATACCTATCATCAAAAATACGACAGGAAAAAATCACAGTTTTATCCGTTGTACGAAAATGTACCCATCCTTTACTGATTGCAATTTCATTGATATCATATTTAGATAGATTGTTTACTGAATCTCCAGGAATCAAAAATTCGGGAACAACTCGTCTTTCATCTATATCGGATAATCCATGGTATGTGTATCTGACATTATCACTGGATTCTACAAAATTCGTTCCTACATGGACACAAGTTAGAATAGGACGAGACATATCACTGGAACAACTAAATCTACAGAAAGTCAAGGCTTTCATAAACTCGTCAGGGACTTGATACCATTCTTCAATATCTCCAATTTCTTGTAGAGGAAGACGAATCTCAGGCTGAAGAATCAAACCAGCTGTTAATTTTCCTGTTCTCAACCGAATTTCATTTTCGGTGACCTCAGCTTCAATTTCCTCAGCTTTAATCCGATTTAAAAAGGCATAGAGTTCCTGTGCAGATACAGCTCCTGTCAATTCCAAATCAGGAACATAGCAACTGATACTGATCTCATCATTATACGTTACAACACGATCTCCCATGAATGCAAAATGCGTGGACTGTTCAATAATCTCCTTAGTTGCGAGTCCTGGTTTAACTTTTTCCAGTGCTTTTAACAATCTCGTTTTATTGATTTTCATTCCGCTCCTTTATACACCAAACAATGTTGGTATTGGTTTGTATTCCGTTTTTGCACGCTGTTCATTTACCCATTTTTCCAATCCGAGAAAGTATCGAATATTCAATCTCGTTCGAACCTGCCATGTTTGTAAATCTTCATATGTATATCCGGAACTTTCAAGTAATTCAATAATCTTACTTGTCATTCCTTTAGTTCCTTTCCCTTTCTTCTTTTCAGAAACATTCAATACAATCCCTTTCTTTGAATAATCTGGATTTTGGAAACCTCCTACTGGAAAGTAAACAGTTCCCATTCCTGCAGCAAGTCTCCAGGAGGCGGCATCACAACTCGTCCACGGAAACTTCAAAAGCATTTCTCTTGAATGAACAGCAAAACCATGTGTTTTTACATTAATCTTATTATGATACAGATATGAAAATACCGAAGCAATCCAATTATTACGAGAACGAGAAGGCATGTCATTAGCAGGTGAGATCCCAATGTAATCCGTCTTCTCTACCATTCTATCCAGCCATACCCAATCTTCACCTTGATGGAATACATGAATGGGAGTAATACCGGTTTTTAACATGCTTAATAAATTCTTATACCCCTGTTTGGCAGCTTGGTTGATGATGCTCTTATTTTTTTTGTTGGTAAACCCTTTTGTCAAAGAAGCCGTCATACCCTTTTTTCCAGGGATCACATCAAGATTTACAATACGAATCGGTTCATTGATTTCCTCAACTTGTGCGATTGCCCAATGTGCATATTCAATATACTGTTGTAAATCAATTTCCTCACCTTTGTTCCAAGCTGAAAAGGCTCCTGAATCAATTATGATAGCCCCGGAAAACTGTTCGGGAAGTTCCTTGATAGCTTCAACCCATCCAGTAAACTGAGTAGGATAAACATATGAACAAAGTTTATTCTTAATCCCCTCCTCAATTAAGAATCGCTCACTGGCGCCTCCACCTGCCCAAGCAGCAGCAAAGTAAATTTTAATTGGATTCATATCAAAACCTTTATGTTAAATGTACGACTTACAATATCATCAACCAAGCTCATTCTTCTATCTTTTCCTATCCCAAATCTCTGTCAGATCTTTTACGGCTGCTTTTTCTTCATTTGAAATTTGATCATTCCATTTCTCCACCAACGGTTTGATAGCAATACCTCCACGAGGACAGAAGTCGCCGAAGATTCGCAAATATTTGGGATTCATCAAAACCCACAAATCTTTCGCCATTGTGTTGATTATATCCTCATGAAAAGATCCCTGATTCCGATAACTGAAGAAATAAAGTTTTAGAGATTTGCTCTCAACCATTTTTTGATTAGGAACATACAACAATTCAATCTTCGCTTGATCGGGTTGACCTGTTGCAGGACACAGGGAAGTAAATTCGTCCCTTGGTTGTGTGAAACTGACAAGATGGATTTGATCGGTGTGAGGATTTTCAAAGGTTTCCAACAATTCGGCACAAGAGGATTCATACGCGTATTTCGTATTTTTACTGCCGAGATGAGTCAATGTTTTCTTTTCCATTTCTTTCCTTATTTAATTGAATTGTGAATCATACGAAGCAAGCAGATATTGTAATGTTCACCGGTGAAATCCGGTGCAATAGTTGATTATGGGCGGCGGATTCGAACCGCCGAGGTAACTGCACAACTTCTGCATTCTGCCCTCCACTTTTAAGTGCCTCCATGGCATAGCCCATATTAATACAATATCTGCCTGTGCATTATTACGGAGTTTTGATAGGCAGAAGTTGAAGCAGTTCAGCACGTGTTTCCGGTTCATCAAAGAAACATCCCTTTAAACTACTGGTTATCATTACACTATTCTGCTTGGAACAACCTCTCATTCGCATACACATATGTGAAGCCTCGATGATACATGCAGCTCCTTTTGCACCGACTTCATCCATCAAGAAGCCTGTTACCTGTTCACCGAGTCGTTCTTGAATTTGGAGACGTCTTGCGTAAATATCGACCAACCGCGCAAGTTTTGAAATTCCGAGGACCTTTCCATTTGGGATATAGGCAACATGTGCAACACCTGAAAAAGGTAGCATATGATGTTCACACATGCTGTAAAGTTCAATGTTTCTCAACAGGACGATCTGATCATAAGTTTCGGCATCAAAATACCGGAGTAAAGATCTGGGATCCTGTGTATATCCGGCAAACAACTCATCCCATGCTCTGATTATTCTATTTGGTGTATCTTTGAGCCCTTCGCGTTCCGGGTCTTCTCCAATGTACTCAAGTTGTTTTCTCAAATTTTCCTTCATAGTTTTACGAATAGTTTCCATTCAACCTCTCATTTTTGTTTTTGTAAGTAATTGGTATAAAAGAAGGAGGCTTTATTAATTTGAATTATTCATACGCTATCGGATCTTGCAATCCCATTTTTTCGAATGCTTCGAGCCTTTCCCTACAAGAACCGCAACGACCGCAACTTATAGCTTGATTTTTGTAACAAGTTCGAGTTAGATGGTACGGGACGAACATCTCAAGTTTCATATATCCTACTTCAAGGATCTGGGCTTTGTCCATATTCAAAAACGGCGCTTCAACATGAATTTTCCCTTGTGTGGACATCTTAACAACCTCTTTCAATGCCTCAATGAATCCAGGACGACAGTCTGGATAGATATGATGGTCTCCAGAATGAACTCCCAGAGTTATCATTTCAGCACCAACTGATTCAGCTAACCCAGCCATAATTGAAGCCAGGATGAGATTTCTACCCGGAACGACTGTCTTAGACATACTTTCATGTTCATAATGCCCTTCTGGAATAGCTCCTCCAGAATTCAATAAATTGGATTTGAATGCATTGAATGCATTGGAAATATCAATCTGATGAAGTTGAACCGGATAATTATGTGATTGATAAAATTCTACAATATTCTTAGCAGCTTTACATTCCCATAAACCATGTTTTGATCCGTAATAGAATGAGCAACAGTGAATCTGCTCGGGCCTTTGTTCCAGTAGGTAACCGAGCAGAGTAGCTGAATCCATTCCACCGGATAATCCGATGACATGTTTCACTGATTTATCCTTCTTGTTGAAAACTCATGATTTTGTTTTCATCCTCGACTGTCAACTTCACAAGTTTGTTGTACTTCGGATTCTTGGAATCTGAGAGCAAAGTCTGGATAGTACTCTTGTTAATACCTTCAAATTTCTCAAGAACCTTCTCCAGAATTTCCTTTTTGGTATACTTGCCTACAACGATCAGACCTTCAATGAAACTATTCCGCTCCTGAATTTCCTCAGCTGAAGCACGTTTGCGTTTGGGCTTGGCATCAGTTTCCTCAAGTGTTTTTGAGGGTTGCATCTGTTTCCGTATCTCATCAGGCATACATTCCAGCATATCCGCCCGGAGGAGCCGATGGCCTTGAAGGCCTTTATACGAGTCCAAATCTAACTTAGCGAAGCATTCCCATTCCTGAGCCAGCTCTTTCAACTCAACCAATTTCTTAGCCGCTTCGAAGTTTTCTATCAAAGTGTCTTGCATAGCTTCCTGGATCGCTGCTTCTACTTCTTCTGCTTCCATTTCTGCTTCTGCTTCCTCTTCTGCTTCTGCTTCCTCTTCTGCTTCCTCTTCTGCTTCTGCTTCTGCTTCTGCTTCCTCTTCTGCTTCCTCTTCTGCTTCTGCACCTTCGATAGCCTCCTTGACTCCAGGGATATCACATTTAAGAGCCTTGAGAGTTTTCCATACGATATCCGAAAATTCATCCTGTTCTACATCGATCAAAGCAGCCGCTTCAATACATTTTTCTTTCAAAACCTTTACTTGGAGATTCAACAAGATAGGAGGTTCCAGCCCTAACTCTTCGTTCAGTTCTTTTGCAACCTTTTTGAGTTCTGCTTTTGTAATTTTGCTTGTCTTCATAATAGATTCCTCTTTCATATCTGTAAAGGTGTTATTAGTGGAAATTCGTTTTGTCTCAGGATTGCCAAACATTGTATCCTTAAAATTATTACATATACCAAATCCTCGTAATGGACTCATATTATCTAATCTAAGAAGCTCGTTGTAAGCCATTTGCAGAACTTGCATACGAGACATATTTCGAGTCCGTTTCCGAAAATAAACTAACGCTTTCTCATATTTGGTAGTCTTTTGTCCATACTTTTTCAGCCAATCAATAACCAGATGATTGATATTTTCCAGGGTCTCTATAATGTTTTCCTTGGAACGGAATTTGAAATCATCAATAAGAAACTCCAGTGCATTTGTCATAATAGAATTTGGTGAGTCATTTATAATGATTCCATTCATCTCGATTAATTGGCTTGCAGATTTCATATACCCTCCTTTTTATTTTGATTAACCTCCGTTCCAATCTTTCTGAGTTTCATTATATAGTATCTAATCAAAAAGTCAAGACTTTTAAAGACTTTTAAACTTAAAATTTTAAAGTCTTTAAAAACAATACCTTATCATCCTTCCCGCATCATCTTTGCAAGACGATTTGCCCTATCCCCTACCTGTCTTGCCCATTTCGAATCCATCATCTCGTCTGCTGCTTTTTCATAATCCCCATCTCGAAGCGCCGCGATCATTTTTTTGAACTGCCGGAAACGATTCGGCCCCAGGTTAAACCTCATATTAACAAGGACTCGCCATCGATTCGGAGAAAAATTATAGAACTGGAATCCCATTTCAGTGAGATCAGTATTACAATTTTCAATATCATTCCGCAGTAGATATAAAGCTTCATCCTCAGAGATACCAACATCTTCAATATTCCGACCGATTCCGATTGTTAACTTGCCGGCCGGACACATGTATGGCTTCAGTTTCAACCCCTCATCTCTAATCAATTCTTCTTCAATCATTGTATATAGCACTCAATCCATCCTTATTGTTTTTTTAAGTTCAACAACAAAACCCCGTCCTCTCATCTTCTGTTGATAATCCCGCGCCTGCTGCAGCCCCTCCAACGTCCCTGAAAATATTTCGATCATAATATTAAAAGGATGCTCGGGACTTGGTTTTTCTACCTGGACTTCATACCTTGTCATCTAACAACTCCCGTTTTTTTCTGTGTATCTACTTCAAGAGAAACAGTTTCAGTTTCGAAAATTGTTTCTCGGAAAATATCTCCGGCTAAACCAACATATCCCGCTTGATCATCATAATTATCAACTTTCCCGGCCCCTGTAAGCTGCCGAGAATGTTTGTAGAGAATCATTAATTGTGCAACATTTAACGGCGTCAACAAATTTGAAAGGACAGAAACAATCTGATGTTGCATATCATCCGGAATCAGCACGGAAGACTCAATCATTCGATTTGTAATGAGTTGTTTCAAAGTTGCATTCCAATGATCAGCAATTGTTTCGAAACTATTTTCAGGGGTCCCGTATTGATCTAACCGATTTCCGTTGATAATTTCGAGGGCACACTTCAAACTTTTACCTCGTTCTGTATTTTTCATTTATTCACCTCAATATCTTGATGAATCTTGCTTTCCGTTACCGTCGTCTGTCCTTTATATTTCCCGCTGTAACCCGTATCGCAGCCGTCAACCTTTTTAAACCTGATCTGTGCAATCCGTCGCCCTGGCGTCAATACGATCACACAATTTTTCGATTCGTTCTTTATCTCGAGCGTTACACGGCCCTCGAATCCAGGATCACAAAATCCAGCCGTGCAATGCACACTGAGAAAACACCGGCCCCAGCTCGACCGGCCATCTACAATCCCCGCTAAAAACAGCGGAATATTAACCGTCTCCTGTGTCATCCCGAGAATAGTGTCGCCGGGATTCAGACTGATTTCACCGGATACTGGATAATAAGCAACGCCGCTCACGCCATCGATTATTTGTGCATCTAACGTTTTGAATTCGTTTCCAAGACGCAAATCATAACTCGCTGGCTGCTGCTGTTCAGCACGATACGGTTCAATCAAATGCATTGACCGGCATAATTTTTCAATTTCCACATTTCCGAGCATTAAGGCCCTCCAACATTAATTTTGATCTTTCTTCATCGATTTCGTTTTGTACATAATCCCAAATATCGATTACAATCTCTCGCATTTCCCGACCGGAGTAATCGTTAATGATGTGTGCCATAACCTCCAACTGCTGTTCAGTCGGTGTAATTTTCACTGTATCCTCACAATTTTATTCTCATATTTACCAAGTGATACATTCCATTTAACTGTTGACAGCGACAGATGTTTTGCTTTTTTCGCAATCTGAATTTTGTTTCGATTGTGCTGTGACAACAGGATATAATCACAAGTTTCAGCTATCCATGGCGTTAAATAATCCCCGTTTGTATGCAACCCGATACTGATATTTTTATACGACGCGAGAATCCACATCATTTTAGCGTATAAATCAGGCTGTAGTGTTGGCTCCCCGCCGGTAAAAACAATGGCATCCAGCCAGCTTTTTCGCTCATCCAGTAAATCCAGGATTCCTGACCATTCAATTTTCCCACGTTTTTTTGGGATCAAATCTTTATTGTGACAGTGTGGACAATGGCGGTTGCAGCCTTGTGTGTAAACAACAAGGGACATCTTGCCGGGGTAATCAATTATGCTGTTTTTATAATATGCTGCTATTTCCACATTTTTTTCCTTTATTGGGTCAATAAGTAGATTTTTTTACCTATTGTAAAGTTGAGCGGTGGGGCGGTCCTTTGCCCCATCCGTTCTCTAACTTTTTATTGGCGGGCGCGTGACCCGCGCTCAGTTAAAACAGCTTTTTTCTGAGGCTGATACCTCTCGGTATGCTTCCTCAAAAACCGCTTTTGGCGACCAGGACTTGTAACCGTCTGGATATTCAACGAAGTACCCTAGCCGTGTATCTCGGTTGGAAACGTCTTCTCCTTTGTAGGTCTTCAAAAAAGAACACTCATCCATGGGAAACGCTCTAATCAATTTTGCTCCAATGTACAATTTTTCTTCTGGCATTTAATTATTCCTTTCTTTTGGTTCGCTCTACGGTTTATCCGTAGTAGCGTTTTGATTGGCTCTGCCTATAGGTCAAAGCCAATATACTGTTGAATGAACAGCGAGGTCTGCCAAATATCAGGCCGCACACGCGGGGATCGGGCAACGTCCTTCCCGCCGCGCTATCGGATGCTCTACCGTTGCCGGTCATATTGCCCACCGAATTAACCTCACTGCTCAAAAGTCATTCAACAATCAGATTCAGCAGACGGAGTACCGCAGCTGATCTGGGCGTTATATTACTCAAAGTCCTTAATTTGTTTAGCCATGTCAGCTAATTCAGAAAACAATTTCTCAGCACAAAAAGATGGTACAGAAAATCCACTTCTTTTTGTCATTTTATTATCGTCGCCAACGGGTTCCCAATATTCGACACAAACATTATCCGAATATCCTGTACACCTATATTCCCACCCATCTTCATTTTTTAGAGTCATTTGAGGTATTTTTGTTAATTCTCTCCATGTATCATTCATATTTCACCTCAAAATTAAATGTAGTTTATTTCCTTACCTTCTTCTCTGATCGTCTTAAATACTGGAAATCTCAATGACACTTCATCATTATTTTGATTTTGACTTTCCCCGAAAAAGGTAATCTCTGCTACCCGACCAATGAATTTATCTTTATTATTCCAGAATACCTTCCTCTCGTCATCTGAGAAGCCGCTCCCGACGCTCACTTTATTGCCTTTATATGATACTATCAGATTTCCTAATGTCCCGCGTAAACGCCCTTCTCCTTCTTCTAAGGCAATAATTTTCAGGTCAGCGGATTGCATCTCTTTTACTTTAAGGAGATTCCTTGTGCGCTTACATTCATATGGAGAGGAGGCCACATTAACCATGACTCCTTCGTACCCGTTCGAGATCGCCTGTTTTACTAAGTCAGAAACGTAGGATAAATCATCCCCGTGATATAGAATAGGCACACTCTGAATAAAATCCTGTGTACAAGATGCCATATACTTAATCAGAGATTGTTTCCGATTTGCACAAGGTGTTGGTGATGAACCTTCTATAAAATCATCAATAAGTAAAACATCAAATACATGGAATACAACACCTGTTTTGATACCTTTCTTCCGTACGATTTTAGATGTAGAACGATACCAATCATCTTCTGTATTGTCGATTGCAAGTAATTCTCCATCATAGACGAAACCTCGTGGTAACTCTATTGCTGCTTCTTCGATTTCCTTAAGTCCTTGATAGAATTGACCCTGCCTTGTTCTGATTTCAATTAAACCATCATTATGACAGAAAATGAGAGCACGGTGTCCATCCAATTTTGGAGTGACAATGATATCACCTGTAATTCTATGTTGGAAATCTTGATACTTATTCGCCAACATCACATTGAATGTAGGAATATGTAATTGAGTCGGAGTTACTTTATTCCATGTACTGGCTGTAATTCCTAATTTAAGTGATTTTGTGACCAAAGCCTGGATTAAGGGGGTTGTATTTATATTTGCGTACGTCGATATAAATACCTGTACTGTTGCTATATCAATATCTTTCCCCGTGTTATTCACTTTGAGATATTGGAGTAAAGAAGGTAGATTTTTAGGTATCCGGATACTCTTATACTGAGAAACATCCGAAAGAACCTTGCGTACCTTTTTAGCACTCAATCCAGTAACAATGTATGGGTTGAGGAGGAATTGCATAGTTTCCACGAATAACTCATTGTCTTGATTATCTTTGATAAGTTGTTCTTTAGCTTTACGCCCTGTTACATCTTGTAACTTGTTTGTAATTTCTAAGAGAGTATACATCTTACCTCATATTAATTTGCCTGTAAAAGGATGAATTTTACAGGCAAATTATTTCGATTTTAACGTTTAGGTGTATCCCCGATAACCGCTACCATTTCTTTCCTTTAGCTATGGCAACAATTCAGGGTGTTCAACTTGATTCCGGACTGA